CGCGGCCTCCAGAGGAGGTTTTGCGCACCCTCCTACGGCGTCCTGCCGACCGACCACACCCACCCCACAAATGCTAGGCTGACTTCTACGAACAAGGAATCGCCCATGCCGAATTCAGACCTCCTCCCTTCCCTTCTATTCAAAATCAACGAAAACCAGCTTGCCCTCGAAGCGGCCATTCTTGAGCTGTCAAACTGGGTCGAGCAGCATGGATCGCCAGATGTGGCTGACAACGTTCGCGGCGCCATGGATACGATCGACAAGAACGAAGAGTTCATCAAGCTGACGCTCGCTGTGCTGATGGCTCCCGAGTGAAATAGCGCTGCTCGTCGCCTCACCCTCGCCTGATCTACGTCGCCTCGATTACTGTACATCCAAACAGTATCAAGCAAGCGAACCCCAATCATGAACTTTGAACAGGCCAAGGCGCTGAGGATCCAGCGATGGCGCGACACTCTTGATGATCACGACTTCAGAATGCAGAACCCGGAGGCGCACCGGTCCTGCCTGTTTGAAGCAAGCGCCCGGTTAGCAGAGGAACGGCTGATTGATCGAATGGAACAGTTCGAGATGGATGAAATGGCGAACGCTGCGTACTGGCTCGCTGTCGAGGATCTGCACGCGCAGCCCGTTATCTTCAGGCCTTCATATGGATATGACGTGGTCCCGAAGAGTGGCGGACCGCGGCTTGGGACAATCTTTCATTCGATATTGACGCTCGATGCCAGCCGAGACGACCCGCGTCGTCCCTACGACGGTCAAGTGTACCGGGACGAGGAAGGGCTGGCGGTGCGATACAGCTACGCCAGCACTAAGGGTCGTATCGAAGGGCTGACCCTGACGCTGGACGACGGCCAGCAATTTGAACTGATCGAAACTGAGCGAATGATTGCGGGAGTGGTCTATCAGCCGATAGAAGATCCGGACGTATACCGCTGGATGCTGGACGTCCTGCAGGTAGCCAAGGAGAACAAGCAGCTCGATATCATGAAGAAAATACGTCCCTTCTTCGAGCTGGCAAGGTTTGCCGCATGTATGTCTTGTAACGACCGGTTCGGACGGCGGGAGGACTGCGAGGCTTGTAGCGGCTTAGGCTTCGTCGAGAAACCCGTCCACCTGGGAAAACTTCCAGTGCAAGGCCAAGGTCAACCAAGCACGGCCAGCGAAGCAGGTGAAGAACATGTGCGGCGGAGTTGAAGCAGCGGATAAGAATCGAGCGTACGAACGGGTCAAGGTGTATTTCCCGAATCCCAAGGCAGCGTTTCCCGTGGTACTTGAGGATGGGACGGACCTTGGGTGGGTGCGATGGGGCCGGCGGCGCGAGGAAAAAGGCACAGGCCCCTCAGGGGGATGGGCGAAGCTGGAGACAGTCGAGCGCGGCGGCTGGGAGAAGTATCACCCACAGCGAGCGTTGGGCTTGATCCAACGCTATATGGAGAAGGACGGCGAGCGCGTGTCCCACTGGTTCGATATGAACGAAGGCTACGGCCTGGAATGCTTGGTGCTGGGCGAGGAGGAGAACCGGCGCGTGTACGTCGTCACTACCTCGCCTCCCACGGAGTTCGCCTGGATACATGACCGGTGGCCGATGATAGGCCGTCTCCCTGATCCTATCACTGACCCAGCGCCCTGACATACGCCTGGCACGCACGCAGCGCGATCAACCCCCGGTCGCCGGCGTCGGTGATGGCGATAATTCTTTGAGCATGCGCTGGGTCAAGTTGGGCTCTTGTTCTTCCATGAACCACGCCGCCGGCGCCGGCAGTGGCAGGCACTGAGCTGCAACTGGCTGAATCCTCGGTGAGGAGGACTGACAGCCGCAAATCAGCAGTAGCAAGGCGATCGCGCAGGCGATCTTGATCACGTTGGGCATCGGTAAGGGCTCGGTGATGGGTTTGGTCAATGCTGGTCACCTGCTGCTCCAGGGCCAGACGCTTTCGCTGTTCCGCCTGAACCTGGTCCGCGGCCGCGCTGCCGATCTTGGCGAGGTCGGATAGATGGGCGTTGGCCTGCTCAGCCAGTTGCCCAGCGTAGCGCCAGTCCTGAACCTTCCATGTGGCGCTGATCGTCAGGATCAGCGCCACGGCCACGCCGGCGATCAGAAGCTTCAGGCTGCCCGGGCTCATGGCACGTCCTTGAAGAAGATGTGATCGCCCAGGCGGAAGGTCTGGGTAGCATCCTTGGCCCAGGCCGGCGGCTTCGGCATCGTGGTCGCGTAGTAGTGGGTCGCGCCGTTGGTGATGTCAGGCTCGGCGCCGGAGATCACCAGATCGGCCGCCCGCTGGGCCTGGGCGAACTGCTTCGGCGGGATATCCTTCGCGCCACTCAGGTAGGGGTAGTTCGGGTCGTTCTTGTTCCAGCAGCTGAACTGGTGCGGCTTCAGGCAGACGCCGGCGTAGCCCTCGCCCCACCACGAACGGTCCTTGCCGTCGTTGACGCGGTTGCGGATCACGCAGGCCACGGCGATCTGGCCGGCGAAACTCTCCCCCCTTGCCTCGCCCCACAGCGTGCGCGCAAGGATGTCGCGGTCCTTCTCGGTTGCGGTCATAACTTTTCTCCGGGCGTAAAAAACCCCGAACGGGTCGGGGTTGTGGTGTAGCGTTTGCCGGCTCCGATTCGGACGCCAGCCCAAAATAGCCAGGCCCGCCATCGAGCCACGCCCTCGGCACGAAGCGCACGATAGAGCACAGCGTCGGCCTGCTTGCGCGGGATCTGACCCATGCTGTAGAGCCAGTCGTGGACGGTGGCGGCGTAATTGCCGTATCCAGCCACCAGGGCAAAGAACACAAAAAGGAAAATGTTGTGCAGGACCTTGATGCTCGCGAAGTTGGTTTTGAAGCCTGCTGGCACGATGATCGGGCCGTACTCGTCATCATCGAGCACTAGGTCGGCCAGCAAGTTGTGATCCCATCTGCCAACCTGCTCGGTCTTGAGCGTCGTCAGGTATCGGCTCATACCGGCCAGCCCTCCTCCATCATCGACTCGGTGTAGGAACCATCCGCCACAGCTTTCAAAAGATCAGCCTCCCGGCTGTAGCATGCCTGGACGTGATCCCCCACGGCGTCAGCCACGGAAACAATCTGCTCGGCCGTGAGCGAGACGAAAGTGTTGTTGGAGCACTTCCAGTCCACCGTGTATGAAGCGTCGCGGCTCGCTCGAAGCGCCGCCCCGGTGAGTTTGTTTTGAGTGGTGCGGTCGGTATACACCGGAACGCCGAACACAGTGATACCCGCCGTCTCGGCCGTGTACCTGCGCGCGGCGATCAGCCCGGCGAGCCTTTTCCTCTCGTCAGCTGTGTTGTCAAAGCTCGCGACCGCCGCCTCCAAGGCCTCTTGGGTTACGCCTGGGACCTCAAGATAGCCGTTGTGATAACTGATCAAGTCCTTGTCAGGCTGGCCGGCGCGCGTGGCGATTTCCGGCATGTTCCAACTGATGTCTACCAACGCTTTTGCAATGTCAGTCATGCTCATTTACTCCAGTTGATAGATGTCGACAGCGTTGTTGCTGTTCATCGGAAGAATCAGTGGGCTGCCGCTATCCTGGAAGGCTTGCACCCTCATGACCGTGCCCGCCGTGACAATGCGGGCGATGTGAGTAACCATCACTGTGGTGATGCCATTCGGTGATACTCCATCCAGCTTTGTTCCATTTGCTGTGGGAGCCCCGGCGAAGGTCAGCCGAACGCCACGTCTGCCGGCCGCGGCGAAATTGAACGAAACGCTGACAGAGATCAGGAATATACCCACCGGCAAAACAAAGTCGGATGGGTTTACGGTCTGGCTGTGTATCCCGCCAGTCCCGTAAACATCGTTCGTCCAGTCGATTGTCGTGTAGCTGTCACTGGCGATCGTCAGGTCGCCACGGTTCGACCGCCACTTCACGTCACCGGAACGAACACCAATCCCTGCCCGGGCCGTTGCAAGGCTATTGCCACCGGTGCCGCCACGCGTCACAGGCAACGCGGGCGGAAGAGCGAGAGGTGATCCCGAAGCACCAAGGAACCCGTAGAGTTCGTCAAAGTTGCTTTGAGTTTTTGTAAAAGCACTGCGAGGCGTATCGCCGCCCACACCCGTAGGAGCGGTGCCAAGGTTAATTACCAGCTTTGACATATATACCTCATGACCTTTCTGATTCTGGAGTGGCAAAACCAATAGCAATTATTGGCATGGCATCGACATTCTCATTCCATCAGGCATTAAAATACCGCGACGATGGAAACTTACAAACCGGTATTGCGAGACACGTATTATTAGTACCTTGATAGTACCAATTCCCAGCCTTAAATTGACTGTGAATCCTCAGCATTCTTACACCGCTGGAGAGCAACGTGATCCCGGCATAGTCTGCATGATTCGTAAACCAGTTCACCCCTCTATCAATCGAAGAGATCGAAACAAAATCATCATCATCAATTGTCAGCCCGCTATCATAGTAATCCACCAAATTACCCTGAGTGAGCGTCCAGCTTTTACTAAATTTGCTGAAGCGAACAACATTATCGCTCGACGTATATATGACATTTCCTTGGGCGTCATTAAGCTCAAGTCCGTAGTCCGAGACACTCCTGAGGTTAGAGTACATGCATGAAACATACTCGAGTGTGTAGTTCTGCAAATTAGGGTTTCCCCTGACTGCCGAGACAACTCGGAACCCGGTCCAGTTTCCGGGGCCGCCTTGCAGAGTCGAAAACAT